GTTCCGTTATCAGGCCCAGCGCGATAAAGACAGGAGGACTAAATGTCGTTTCCTTACACACCACCAGACTTTTTACAGAACCAATCAATTGACGAAATTCACAGGCGTATGATGGATGCACTGCCTGATAACATAGATAAATCTGAACTGCAAATCCCATGGGACTTTACACGACCCTCTGCCATTGAGAAAGCTGAGTTCATTGAATTCGAACTTAACGAAACAATCAAAATTATGTTCGTTCACTGGGCAGATGGACGATGGCTGGACTTACATGGAGAAACTTGGGGGCTAACACGCCGCCCTGCTAACCAAGCATTCGGCTACCTCACAGTAACGGCAAGATGGGGAACAGTCATACCAGACGGGTTCCTGTTCGCTACAGTTTCCAACCTTTCGGCCAGTGTACTTTTCCAAGCAATGGGGGATTTCACCTTCATTGACCCTGATATTATTGGGCCACCACCCAGAGAAATAACGATGTTTGTGCCTACTCAAGCAGTAGAGGGCGGCCGCATCGGGAACGTGCCACCGGATACAATCATGTTGATGGTAACACCTGATACCAATATAAGCTATGTCACAAACGAGCAAGCGTTTACAGGTGGTACTGAGGCCGAACTTGATGATGATTTCAGACAGCGCATACTGGACGCGATAAGATACGGAATAAGTTATACAGGCCGTGATGCTGACTATGTGAGATGGGCTAGAGAAGTACCAGCGGTTGGAAATGTCATGGTCGAGCCTGAATGGGCAGGGCCGGGAACTGTTCGAGTGTTCATCATTGACGCGAACGGAGTTCCAGCTAATGACCAGATATTACAGGCTGTTTATCACCACATTATCCGGGATGATGACAGGATGCAGCGTTTGGCACCAATTGGAGCAACGCTGACAGTGGTTGCACCTCAACCTCTTTACATAGATATAACTGCAAATGTGCGCTTAGTCCCAGGCCAAGACATAGCTACGGTGCTGGAGCGTTTCAAGGTTAACCTCAACCGATATTGGCTAAGAGCATCCACAGAAAATCATACCCGGGATGTACAAAACCAACTGGCCGTAAATTCAGTCAAATATGTATTTATTGGTGCGGAATTAGCCGGAACAGAGGGTATTTACGACTATGAATACCCCAGTTTATTGGTTAATGGTGGAACTGGAAACTTAGTTATTGAAATCGGGATGTTTCCAGTAACGGGCATGGTGATTCTCAATGTCGTTAGTTAACTTAGTAGAAAAGATAATTACAAGCCCTAGCGCTGCCTTGATGAAGGACATGGTTACAAAGGGCTTTTATAACCAGTCATTTATAGGGCTGTGGCTTTTTGAGGTTATTGGGCGCGAATATGATGATATGGCTAAGTGGGCACGGGAACTAAGGTATGAAGCCTTTCCCCAAACCTGCACATGGAGCCTACCCATTTGGGAGTTTGTAAGTGGGATTGAGCCGGATGAAACTTTATCGCTAGAATTTAGACGCAGCCGATTATTAGCGCAACGCTGGTCACACCCTCCAGTTAACCCAGCACGTATTGAGGCTGTACTGTCAAACTTAACGGGGCTACCTGTGGAAATAATCGACCCTACAGGGCCATATACATTTCAAGTTATTGTAGACATTGATAAAGATATACACGATTTTAGGGAAGCATTGACCAAACTTCGCATAATAAAACCATCCCATTTATCTTTCGACTTTTATAACAGGCTCATTGTCGATTATTTTGTCACAGATTACACAGCGGGGGCAATATCTGAATTTCTGCGGGAAAGTTATTTCAGTGAGGATTAGGAGGTGAAGCATTGGCAACTCCATATAATTTAGCGTTAACAAGGCGTGGAGCTGACTTAGCGGCGAAAATTGAGCAAGGGGATGGAACGATTCCACTTCCGATAACTCGAATTGTCACAGGCTCAGGTACAAGCAGCGACCCGTTAAGTCAAAACAACGTCATGAATATCGAGCAAACATTCCAAATCATGGAGCGGCGTACAACTGGGGCACGTGCTATCATTGTTGGCTTAATTACTAACGAGGGGCTGATTGATGGTTATGAACTTTACCAGATTGGCTTTTATGCACTGGATCCGGATTTGGGAGAGATACTTTACAGGATAACACAATTTAAAAAACCGATCCCGGTTCCAGCTCCATCAGATAAAGGTTTTACATACCAGCCGACATTCAACATAGTAACCGGCAATGCTTCGGAGGTCATTATCCATATTGATGTTGGTGCGGTTAACCGTACTGAAATATGGAACAGTGTAGAGTATTCGCCACGTCATATCCCTTTGGATGGGACAAGAACGCATTACTATGTAGTTAAGCCGGTTCCAGATTATGAACCTGCTTTGTCAGAAGTAGGGCCACCACCAGAACCGCCAGACCCACCAGATCCCCCAGACCCGCCGCCGGGTACTGCACCGGGCCTGATAATTGATGGGACTGATACTTACCCAGCAAAATTGCTACTTCCGGGGGGAGCAACTACAGATATGATTGTGATAAAGGGGGATTAGGCATGGATCCAGTAAAAATAGGATTTGATAATTCAGGTACCGCTCAAGAGGTTGCCTTACAAGCTAATTATGTTGTGGATGATACAGGCGCAACAGCACAAAGCCATATGCAGGATAGCAGCATTCATTTAAGTTCAGGGCAAATAACCGACATTGGCAGCGTTGCACCACATGTTAACAACACTGGAATACATATCAGCACCCAGCAAGCAAGCGATATTGCAGGGGTCGGGTCACATATCAGCAATAACAGCATCCATTTAAGCTCTGGACAAGCAACCGAAATAGGAAACATTGGCCCACATATTAGCAATAACAGCATTCACTTAAGTAGCCAGCAAGCTACAGACATACAAGCCATACAGACACATATGTCAAATAACGGTATCCATGTTAGTACAACACAAGCGCAGCTTATTGCTGATGCCTTGCAGCCTTCTATCATTGGGGAGCCGGGCGGTATTCCTCCACTGGATGCAAGCGGCCAAATACCCCAACAGTATGTCAATGCGGATGTAATCGCACAGGCTGCATTTATTGACACTTATACAGAGTTGATAGCCTTAGATGCAACCACAGCCCCGCTCAAATCGATTTATCTTGTAATGGATGCATCAGCCGACCCGGAAATAACTACAGCAGGGGTTTGGGCAATGTACATCCGTATCGGGGTAGCGGTAGCCGCTTCCGATTGGAAAAAGCTTACCGATGGGGATAGCATCACAGTTGACATCACAGACGCTCTAACGACGGCTGATATTGGTATAGCGCAGGGCGTGGCTGGGCTTGGTGGTGATGCTAAGGTTCCGGCTACACAGCTTCCAGCTGCCAGCACTGCTACACCGGGCATCACTCAGTTAAACAGCACGATAGAGACAGATGAGACTACAGCGGCCACACCTACAGCAGTTAAAGCGGCATATGATGAAGCTGTCTTACTTGATGTTGCATACAGTCAAGATGAAACGGAATTATCTACACAAAACCTTCGCACAGGTGCACTTTCACTTATGAAAAGTGTTATGCCATTTGATACCACTCAAACCACAGAACAGATTGAGATGAAAATCTATGATGATCCAAGTAATCCTCCAGTCGGGCACAAGGTAAAATTTCCTGTTACCTCACTGCAATCGGTAATTGATCCAAGTACTGGCGATGCCTTAGACGGTATTCTTGATGATATGCGGGGTTCGCTTGGTGGATATATGTGGTGCCCTGATGTAGAGCAAGCCAAAATTATAACTACACCTTATAGTATAGGGCAGCCCGACGTGTTGATGCCCGTATTCTCGTGGCTATTCGCTGATTTTGAAGTACCATTCACCGGGTTTCTGAGTGGGCAAATTGGATTTAATTCCCTTGATACTTGGGGAAATCAATATGAAATCCATGTAATAAGACAAGGCCAAAGTACAGATGTAATAGTTGCAGCTGGAGCCGGGCAATTCCAAGAATCACAGTATCTAGTAGGTCTCTATGATATTCCAGTGCTGGCAGGTGAGGTTATAAAGATAAGTGTATCCCGTACAGCCGGAAATAACAGCTTGTTAGTTAGGCCGACGTCTAACATCGTGATATATCCCGTTCGATCTGTTTTTTCAAGTGCATTACGCGGCACGGGGTTTACTGTGCCTAATGCAGCAACAGCACAAGAAATAACTATACCACTTAGTTCAGGACAGCCAACCCTAACAAGTTTCCAGTCTGGATCGTTCGAATTCACCGCACCAATAACAGGCTTTATAAATGGTTTCATAGGCATTGACCATCCTTCAGTTGTTCGTAATGTCAGCATATATATTTTGAGGTTAAGAACAGATGGAACTCCATTTCAAGTTGCTGGTGTGTTTAATGTCGGGGCTGACTCTGGAAGTGCAGCTACAGGGATGGCACTTAAAGATATTAGGGCACATCAAGGCGAACGGTTCCGCATAGATATCGTTTTAAGTGCCGCTAGGAACTGTATTCCTGCTTCTGCAATTACCATATGCCCACCAACGGCAACCAGCATTACTTCGGATGATTTTCTGGTTGTAGACAACGAAAATACACAGGAGATAACACTTCCGATAAGCGAAGGACAAGCAAGTATTGCATTTACAGCGGGTGTTGATGTTATTTATCCCTTCACTGCACCAATAACTGGGTTTCTAAATGGCTATTTTGGCATTGCTTTAGACGGTAGCACAGACAATACGTTTTTAATGCAGCTACAACGCCAAGCAGGGGGTAGCTGGGATGTAATTTCATCATATAACTTTACCCCACAATGGGCATCAAACATACTAACTGGGTTTAACTGTATTCCGGTTGAACAGGGTGAAAACTTAAGAATCGTTATGAATTCTTCAGTTGCGCAAACAGGAACACCAAACTCACAGATTTTAGTTTCGCCGCCGGGAAGTACGTCCAGCAGTATACCGAATTTTACCCTCCCAGATATAGATTCAGCTACCCTAGTGGTAACGCCTCTTAGTACCCCAAATGTAACCATTAACAGGGGTGCTTGGAACTACTTCGACTTTTCCGTACCCTATGACGGGTATCTTATGGGGGTCTATGGTACTTCAGGGATACCAGCATTTGTAAATGTGCCTAATCAAGTATATTTATCAAGAGTCACGCCAGATAATGAGGTGATTGTTTCCGCTTTTGGTGGTACCAACACATCAGACTGGGCTCTTTCC